TACTTGACACACTTGAAAAACTTGACATGAGTGTAAGGCTTTTAAATGTCTGGGTAAATGAGCCAATGGGTTTTGAGAATGCTAAGTATCTGTTGGAGAAGAACGCTAACCAAAAGTTTGATTGGTTTAGTAGAGACATGGTAAAAGAATTAGTAGAGGAGGAGGAGAAATGACAATAGAAGATATATACGACATGATAAGAGACAACGAAAAAAAGTTAGATAAAATATTAGAATTATTAGAGGAGGTAGATGATGAATGTTGATAGCGATAAACCAAGATACATAGAGTGTATCTATGAAGCACCTATTACTTTTGACTTAGAGGAACTAGGTATTGATTGGGAGAATGTCAAAGACTACTACATAAAGTATGGGACTTTGTATGTTGATTTCAAAGATGGAACTTCAGAGTCGTATTATAATGCAGACGTTGGAGAGACTGATTATAAATGGGCAGTCAGAGAAAGTATATTAACAGAAGATTATGATTTAGTGGAGGGATTGAACTAATGAACAGAACATTATACAAAAAACTAGAGGACATATGTGCAAGAGAATATATACTAAATAAATTATCATCAAGTAAGTTTAGAACATTTGTCGACTTTCTTTATGATGACATAAGAACGTGGGACAAACCAATGGAAGTATCAGAAGTAGATATTATACATAGGATAGAAGAGCATATGAGCTACATGGTGAGCAGTTATCTAACCAAGCCATACGAGGGTATTGGTATGGACGAACAAGCCCTTAGACAGGCTTAGAATTAATTGATATTTTTTAATAAAAATACTTGACAAGATTTTTAGGAGGTGTAAAATGCTTAAAAAGTTAAAACAAAATAATAAAAAATTATTTTTATAAAATATAAATAAAATTATGACACAATATAAAGAAGAAGTAGAAAAAAGAAAAGAAGAATTAAAAGAAGAACAACTTGATAAAGAGGTTAGTTTTATAGAAGTTACTTTTAAAGATGGTAAATGGCATAGAGAAATGACAGGATTTAAAAGTGGTAGAAGAGTTGTTAGATATAATGACAAGAGGAGGAAAGATAAAACAGAATGGCTGTAAAATCAAAAGCATTTAGTCAATCTCATACTTCAGCAACAGGTGTTAGAGGTAAGAGAACAAGTCAAGGTAGAGGTAATGTTGGCTACTCTACCATGAATAAAAATAAGAAAGCTAACCATAAGAAATATAGAGGGCAAGGTAAATGAAACTATTTATGATAAAACTATTAACTGCTATTGCAGTTGTATTAACTATGTATGTTAGTGTAGTTATAGTACATGATGATGCTAGTAATAATGCAGAAGATATAATGACGTTGAACAGAAAGATAACTTCTTTAGAATCTACTAACTTAGAACTAGAATCAGAGATAGATAATCTTAAAATGATTATGAAAGGATTTAGAACTGCATTGAACGACAGAGAAATTAATGTAGATTTAAAAGTTAAACAAGCTGTTGATGATAAGTTTAAAGAACAAACTGCTACAGGTAATCTTGGGGTTTTAACAGGAGACCATGTAGACATGGAGGAAGTAGAATGATAGGCGAACTAATAGGACTTGCATTTGTAATAGGCTTTATGTTATTCTGTATAGCAGGTGTAGGAATAATACTTATGGATAGAGAGAGGGATGATAAATGACAGCAAAAGAAATGACAGATAATAATTTTATAAACTTTCAAGATGATTTCTATAATCTTTTAGAGAAGTATGGAGTTGGTAAGATTGATATTGAACATCCACAGTTCAATAGTATTTGCAATCTTAGAAATAAGGTAGTAGAATTTATTGAACAAGAAACGTGGAGTAAGTAATGAACATATTTTATTTTGATGAGTGTCCGGTTGTATCAGCAGAAGCACAGCCAGATAAGATGTTAGTGAAGATGCCACTTGAAACAGCTCAGATGCTTTGCACAGCTCATAGAGTTTTAGACGGTGATGAGTATGCAGATAGTGTAGGACTTTACAAAACTGCATACAAGAATCATCCATGTACTATCTGGGCAAGAGAGTCAAGCAGTAATTACTCATGGTTGTATCAACACTTCTTAGCACTTGGTATGGAATACAACTACAGGTATGGTAAGACTCATGCAAGTATTATAAAACTTGAAGAGCCTTTAAGTAAGATGCCTGATAACATTACACATACAAGTATGACACCACTTGCACAGGCTATGCCAGATGTATACAAAGATAGCGACCCTATCGTAGCATACAGGGACTATGTGATACACGAGAAACATTACGCACAATGGAACAAGAACAGGGAGAAACCAATATGGTGGACAATATGATAGATGGTTTTTTAAATCCAATGACTAAGGAAGAGTTTAGAGCATGGGAAGATTATGTTATTAAATATAATCACGATAATCCTACAGACCAAATGGCTTACGAAGTTAATTGGAAAGATGATATATATAAAGTTAAGTTATTAAATTTAAAGGTTGACAATGAGGGATAGGTGTGGTATAATAGCCACTTGTTTTCAAGGTATGTCTAAGGGTGTAGCCCTCAACTAACCTTCCTGAACCTGAAGGCATACGATTTTATCGTGCTAGTTTCTGGTCTAGTGCCACTAAAACCAGACTGATTTTAAAAGTTTAGTGTTAGATGAGCTTACTGTAAAATCCTTAAAGGTGGTCGTAAGATAAAGGTTGGAATGAGTGCTAGAACCCATCGTCCATCACACTAATTAGTTGCTCTCTACTTTAGCAGGTATGGGTTTTGAGAATAAAATAAACTCATCCATGTGGCTAGAATATGAGCCTTTGTAAAAACTTTTCTGGAACGATTAGGTCGCCTTGAAGAAGTTAAGGATGAATGAAGGATAAGAACTACACCGTAGCCTTCACTAGCTACTCTTTTAACACGAGGGTTATATGAATTTATATTTTAAATCAACAACACTAGACAGGCAGATAGGTTGGACATGGAAAGACATGGACAAAGCTTATTGGGATACATGGATACCTAAGAAGTCTGATATCAAAATCATTACAAGACTTAACAAAGAACAAAAGAAACAAGTACTTGATGAACTCTGGGAAGATTTACAGAGTGCTATACAATTTACACGAGATAGAAACAATGCAAGAAGAAGAGCAAAAAGACTTGCACAAAAACAAAAAGTATGATAGACTCCGAACACTTAATACTAAAAACAAACCTATAGGAGGTACAAATATATGTATGAGTATGTAGATGGCAAAGCTATGTGGGCAAATATCAGCACACCAAACACTAAGTTTGAACCACATAAGTACGGAATAGTTGTGCTGACTGACGAAGATACTGCTACTAGATTAGAAGGTCTTGGTTTATCAAGAGTTAGAACCAGAGATGGTCAACCTAAATATGATGAACCTGCTTTCTCATTCAGTAGAAAAGTAGATAGACACGATGGGACAACCAATCCTGCACCTAAATTAGTTGACAACGATGGCAACGATTTAGATATTAGTGTTGGTAATGGCTCAGAAGTTACTGTGAAAATTAAACCTTACACAGGAAAGTATGGTACTTTTGCAGAGTTAATAGCTGTAAAGGTTACTAATTTAGTTGAATATACTGAACCTAGTTCAGATAACGAGGAGTTTTAATTATGATTATTACTATTAAAAATGATGACGGTGAATCAGTCTATGATGTTTCAATGATTGAAGACGAACAGAAGAGAACTAACGCAAGTGTTTCTATCAATAAGATAGGTACATTAAATGTGTTGGTAGAAGCTTTGAACTTTGCTTCACAAGGACATCAGAATAATCTTGAAGCTGTGCTAAAGGATAGTCCTGAAGCTAAAGTTGAACAAGAAGAAACTGAAACTGAAGAAGAGTCAACAGACGAATCTTAATTCATAGTGAGGGCTAACATGGATAAAACTTGGGATAAGTTACATCAACCTTGTCCACTTTGCGGAAGTAGTGATGCTGTAGGAATCAATGAAGATGACTCAGCAAAATGCTTTAGCTGTGGAGAGTTTATGCCTAGCTATACTAAAGCATGTGGAGGAAAGGATATGCAAACAGTTACAACAACACCAACTAAACAACCTGATATGGTAGATGAAGGAAAGTTTTCAGCATTAACTGATAGAAAAATTTCTGTACAAACTGCTCAGAAGTATGGGGTGAAATGTGTACACGACTTACAAGGTAATGTCGTTAAGCATTTGTATCCTTATTATAATGGGCATGAGTTATCAGCTACTAAGACTAGGAACTGTAGAGATAAAGACTTCTATGTTTCTGGAAGTTATAACGATACAGGATTGTTTGGTCAACAACTTTTCAAAGGCGGTAAATATGTTACCGTTACTGAAGGGGAATGTGATGCTATGGCTACTTATGAACTGCTTGGTTCTAAGTGGGCTGTAGTATCTATCAAACGTGGTGCCAATGGTGCAGTAAGAGACATCAAGGAAAGCTTAGAGTTCTTTGATAACTTTGAAAACGTCATCATTGCTTTTGATAAAGATAAGGCAGGACAAGAAGCTAGTATTAAAGTTGCTAGACTTTTCAAACCCGGAAAGGCTAGGATAGTTACCTTACCTAACGGATGGAAAGACCCTAACGACATGCTAAGAAATAACAAACATAAAGAGTTTGTTGAAGCTTGGTGGGCTAGTAAAGTTTATACACCTTCTGGTGTTATAAATGTTTCTGAACAACGTGAGAAGTTCCACAATCGTGAGAGAAAAGAAAGTGTACCTTACCCATACGAAGGACTGAATAAGAAACTCTATGGTCTTAGACAAGGTGAACTTGTAACTCTTACAGGTGGTACAGGACTTGGTAAATCAAGTGTAACACGTGAACTTGAACATCATCTTATCAAGAACACTACAGATAATGTAGGCATCATTGCATTAGAAGAAGATTGGAGAAGAACTATTGACGGTATCTTATCCATTGAAGCTAATGCTAGATTATATGTTGACCAAGTAAGAGATAGATTCAGTAAAGAAGAACTAGATAAGTTCTTTGATATACTTTATGACGGTGAGAATAAGAATAGAGTATGGGTTCATTCTCATTTTGGAACTAATGACATTGATGATATCTTTACTAAACTTAGATTTATGATTATAGGTTGTGATTGTAAGTGGGTAGTCGTTGACCATCTACACATGCTAGTAAGTGCTGTGCATGAAGGAGATGAGAGACGTGCCATTGATACAATTATGACTAGGCTTAGAAGTTTGGTAGAAGAGACAGGTGCAGGAATCATTTTGGTTTCACACTTGAGACGTGTTGATGGTAACAAAGGACATGAGAATGGTATTGAAGTATCTCTATCTCATCTAAGAGGTTCTAATAGTATTGGACAACTTAGTGATTGTGTGATAGCATTAGAACGTAATCAACAATCAGATGACCCTGATGAAGCAAGAACAACAAAGATGCGTATATTAAAATCAAGATACACAGGCGATGTTGGTATGGCTTGTAGGGTTATATATGATGCAGAGACAGGCAGACTATCTGAACTAACAGATGAAGATATTACTTTTGATGATAGTTTGGACGAGGCATTTTAATGGACTTAGTATTTGACATAGAAACAGATGACCTAAAAGCAACCCTAATACATTGTTTAGTTGCTCAAGATATGGACTCTGGAAAGATATATAAATATCCACCAGATAAATTGACTGAAGGTTATGAACTGTTATCTAATGCAGATACTTTAATAGGACATAACATCATCGGATTTGATATACCAATGGTAGAGAAGTTCGGTGGTGTTGACTTGTCAAAGATACCGGTCATTGATACGCTTGTATTGTCTAGGTTATTTAATCCCAACAGAGAAGGTGGACATAGCCTTGAGAAGTGGGGATATAAATTAGGCTACCATAAGATAGAGTTCTCAGACTATCTTAACTATTCCAAAGAGATGTTAGACTATTGTGTTAGAGATGTACAAGTCAATGCTTTAGTTCTAAAGAAACTTAGAGAAGAAAGTAAAGGATTTTCTAAACAGTCTATATCTATAGAACAAGACATAGCTAGAATAATGAAACAACAAGAGTTAAATGGATTCAAGTTTGATGAAATGAAAGCTCAACTTTTATTAGCTGAACTAAGAGAAAAGAAACAAGCCATTGAAGATGAAGTTCATAATACATTTAAACCTAAATGGGTAGATGATAAGTTAGTCACACCTTACATAAAGAAAGACGGAGACTTATCTAAACGTGGACTTACAGATGATGAGTATCAAAGATGTTTAGATACAAATAACTTTGAACCTTTTATGAGACAAACACTACAGGATTTTAATCTTGGTAGTCGTAAACAGATTGGAGAATATCTTGTAGACTTTGGTTGGAAGCCAGAAAGGTTTACACCTACAGGTCAACCAATAGTAGATGAGAAAACTCTATCAGCAATCACACATATACACGAAGCCAAACTTATAGCAGACTTTTTACTGCTTCAAAAACGTATAGCTCAAGTTGACTCTTGGGTTGAAGCTGTTCAAGAAGATGGAAGAGTTCATGGCTTTGTAATACCTAACGGTGCTATCACAGGTAGGATGACACATAGAAATCCTAACATGGCACAGGTACCGGCAGTCTATAGTCCTTATGGTAAAGAATGTAGAGCATGTTGGACTGTAGAAGAAGGTAATGTTTTACTTGGAGTTGATGCTTCTGGTCTTGAGATTAGAATGTTAGCTCATTATATGAATGACGAGGAGTACACAAATGAAATCATTAACGGAGACATACACACCTCTAATCAAAAACTTGCACAGCTTGAATCAAGAGATAAGGCGAAGACATTCATCTATGCCCTCATGTACGGAGCAGGAGATGAAAAGCTTGGCTCTGTGGTTGGAGGAAGTACAGCAGATGGTAAAAGAGCTAGACAATATTTCTTTGATAATAAACCTACATTTAAAGCTCTTAGAGACAGAGTACAAAGAGCATCAGCAAAAGGTTATCTCAAAGGATTAGACGGTAGAAAACTTTATATACGTAATGCTCATTCAGCTTTGAATACTTTACTTCAAGGAGCAGGTGCTATTATAATGAAACAAGGATTAGTTTTATTAGATAACGTATTAAAATTAAATGCAGTAGAATATAAGTTTGTTGCTAACATACATGATGAATGGCAGATAGAAGTACCAGAAGATAAAGCTGATTTTGTTGGAGAGTTTGCTGTAGCTAGTATTGTAAAAGCAGGAGAACATTTTAATCTTCGTTGTCCTTTGGATGGCGAATACAAAATAGGAGACAACTGGAGTGAAACCCACTAAGAAAGACCAAAAGAAATTTGATTTAGATTTACAGTATGGAGAGATAAGAGAACAAAAGATAGCAGACATGCTAACAGGTAAGAAGATAGAAGTTAAATCAGAAAGAGATACATGGATGAAGACAGGTAACATATGTATTGAATATGAATCATGGAGTAAACCATCTGGTATCAGAGCAACTGAATCAGATTACTGGTTTCATAATTTATGTGTAGGAGACAATGAGTTTTGTACATTAGTATTTAAAACAGATGTACTTAGAACTATAGTTGATGAGCTTGATAGTTTTAAAACTGTATGTGGTGGAGACCACAACGCTAGTAGAATGTTCCTTGTTAGTCTTCAAAAATTATTTTCATCAGATGTAATTAAAGCTTTCAAGGAGTCAGAAGATGAAAAAAAATAAAAAAACACTTGACACATTAGTAGAAGATATATATAATAAATTGTCGGCTTTAGGAAAAGGCGAACATCTTGACATAGATGAGGACACAATAGAACAGTTTGGAGAGTCCATGAAAGAGATTCTCTACTCTTGGTCACACCCTAGTCCACGAGGTAAACCTGCCTTACGTATGTCTAACATAGGCAAACAGCCTAGACAATTGTGGTACGAAATGAACTCTGAATCTGATACAACAGAGGTCATCTCTCCGCCTACATTTATTAAGTTCTTGTATGGACATTTACTTGAAGAGATAGTTTTATTTCTTGTTAAGTTATCTGGACATGAAGTTACTAATGAACAAAAAGAAATAACTGTATCCGGAATCAAAGGACACATGGACTGTGTTATTGATGGAGAAGTTGTAGATGTAAAGACTGCTTCTGGTTTTGCATTTAAAAAGTTTAGAGACGGGACACTAGCAGAGGATGATGCTTTTGGTTACATGGCTCAACTTGCAGGATACGAACAAGCAGAAGGAACTAAAAACGGTGGCTTCCTTGCTCTCAACAAAGAGTCTGGGGAGTTAGCTATGTTTAAACCTGATAACTTTGATAAGCCTAATATCAAAAAGAAAATAACTGATATTAAAAAAGCTGTTAAGTTATCTACTCCTCCTGATAAATGTTATGATGACGAACCAGATGGTAAGTCTGGTAACATGAAACTTGCTAGAGGTTGTGTATACTGTAGACATAAGTTTGAATGTCATAAAGATGCTAACGATGGTAAAGGTTTAAGGGTGTTTAAATATTCAACAGGTTATAGATACTTAACTCAAGTACCTAAACCACCTAATGTTATAGAGGTTACACAGATATGAATGGTAGAAAAGCAAAAGCCTTAAGAAGAAAAGCAGAAGAACTTCTTATTAGTTGGATAAGAACTATGGTGCCTGAAGGAGAAGATGCTACTAAGATTACTAAGAAAAACTTACATGAGTTTCTACCAGAACAAACACATATCTTTGCTAACAATAGATTTATGTTAAGTGCATTTAGTCTTAGATGGTTTTATAAAAAGGTAAAGAATAATCCAAACATTACTTTGGAAGATTTGAATGCCTAGAAGAGTACCAAGAAAGCCAAGACCCAAAAAGATTAACGTACCTAAAGGATACGATAGTGCTTGGGAATATGATATACATCAAACACTTCTCAAGGATTGGAAACATCATTGGGATACTATAGAGTATGTTGTTCAACATAAGTATGAAGCAGACTTTGTAAAAGTTATAGATGGTAAAACAATATTACTAGAAGCTAAAGGTAGGTTCTGGGACTATGCAGAGTATAGTAAGTACTTACATATTAGAAAAGCATTACCTGATAATTATGAGTTAGTTTTTCTTTTTCAAAAACCTTACTCACCTATGCCGGGTGCAAAGGTAAGAAAAGATAAAACAAAAAGAACTCATGCTGAATGGGCAGAGACAAATAATTTTACATGGTATAGTGAAGAGACATTACCGGAGGAATGGAAAAGTGAATTATAAATTTAACGAAGATAAAATACTAAATGAACTAAAAGCATACGTAGGTAATACATATGCTCAACACTATGCTAACGGTAAGTACCAAGCAACTGATATGATAATTGATTCTGGATACGGAGAAGGATTCTGTCTTGGAAACATTATGAAGTATGCTATGAGGTTTGGAAAGAAAGACGGAAAGAACAACTTAGACTTATATAAAATAATACACTATGCTATAATAGCAATCTACGTAAACAATAAGGAACAAGACAATGGTTGAAGATAAGATAGGAACTAAGCCTTACTTAGGAATTGAAATAGACTATGACAAAGAAAAGACATTTGATAAATTTAGTTTAGACACACTCAAAGATAGATATTTTTGGGAAGGAGAAACACATGCACAAGAAGCATTCGCAAGAGCCTCCGTCTTCGGAGCAACATTCAAAGGGGAGACCGATTTTGAGTTGGCTCAAAGACTTTATAACTACGCTTCCTCTCGTTGGTTCATGTTCAGCACTCCTATTCTTAGTAACGGGGGTACCACTCGTGGGCTTCCTATCAGTTGTTTTCTCAATTATGTTCCTGACAGCAGGGGTGGTTTATCTGCTCACTATGATGAGAACATATGGTTGGCAAGTTCGGGTGGAGGCATTGGTGGATATTGGGGCGATATTAGGAGCAACGGTATTTCAACTACTCATGGCAGTCGTTCTACTGGTTCTATTCCTTTCATCCACGTAGTAGACTCACAGATGTTAGCCTTTAATCAAGGCACAACAAGACGTGGTTCTTATGCAGCTTACATGGACATATCTCATCCGGAGATTGAAGAGTTTATTAACATGAGAAAAGAATCTGGTGGAGATATAAACAGAAAGAATCTTAATCTTCACAACGGTATAAATATTACCAATGCATTTTTACAAGCTGTACAAAATGATGAAGACTGGAGATTGATTGACCCTAAGACTAATGAAGCTGTTAAGACTATCAATGCTAGAGAACTATGGTGGCAGATAATAAATGCTAGAGCTGAAACAGGTGAGCCTTACATGGTCAATATTGATAAGTGTAACGAAGCTTTACCTAAAGCACAAAAAGATTTAGGACTTAAGATACGTCAAAGTAACTTATGTTCTGAAATAACTTTACCAACTGATGAAGAAAGAACAGCAGTATGTTGTTTGTCTTCTGTAAACTTAGAACACTTTGATGACTGGTCAAAGGACGATAACTTTATACAAGATTTAATAACCATGCTTGATAATATAATCCAACATTATATTGACAATGCAATAGATACAACACAACTAGGAGAATATAGTGCGAATTTTAAACGCTTTCAAAAATATGTTAAAGAAGGTAAAGAAGGCTTTACCAAGAGTGCCTACTCAGCGTATCGAGAAAGAAGTCTCGGTCTTGGTGCTATGGGTTTCCATGCTTATCTTCAACGTAGGTCACTTCCTTTTGAGGGCATTTACGCAACTGGGTTTAACTTTAAGGCATTTACTTACATTAAACTCAAAGCGACAGAAGCAACTAAAGAGTTGGCTATTGAAAGGGGTGAGGCTCCTGATATCCATGGTAGCGGTAAGCGGAATGCTAATCTCCTTGCTATTGCTCCTAATGCTAGTAGCGGTATCATTTGTAGTGGGACTTCTCCTAGCATTGAGCCTTATCGTGCTAACTGCTATACTCACAAAACTTTATCCGGAAGCTATCAAGTAAAAAATAAATACCTTGAAAAGCTTTTAAAATCTAAAGGATTGAAAGGTAAAGAGTTAGAGAATCTTTGGAAAGATATATCAGGTAGTGATGGTTCTGTTCAACACTTAGATATACTTACTGATGATGAGAAAGAAATATTTAAAACAGCTAATGAGATAAATCAAATATGGATTGTTGAACATGCTGCAAAACGACAGGAGTTTGTGTGTCAGGCACAGTCTGTCAACCTGTTCTTTACTTTACCAAAAGCAACAGAACCTCAAGAAGTACATGATGAATATATGCAGTACGTAAATGATGTTCATTGGTATGGTATGAACAAACTTAAATCGCTTTACTATTTCCGTTCTAATGCTGCTCGTACAGTAGAAAATGTAAATGTTAAAGTACCAAGAATAAATTTAGAAGATACAGAATGTATCGCATGTGAGGGATAATTATGAGCTTATTAAATACGAGAGACTACTACAAACCATTTGAATATCCATGGATGTTTGACTACTATGTACTGCAGAATCAAATGCATTGGATGCCAGAATCTGTACCGTTACATACAGATGTTAAGGATTGGCAAGAACTAACAGACAAAGAAAAGAATTTACTTACACAAATATTTAGATTGTTTACTCAGTCAGATGTGGATGTAGGTGCAGGATATATAGATAAGTATATGCCTATCTTTAAAAAGCCTGAAGCAAGAATGATGATGGGTTCGTTTGCAAACATGGAATCAATACATCAACATGCTTATAGCTTATTACTTGATACAGTTGGAATGCCTGAGATAGAGTACAAAGCTTTTGCAGAGTATGAAGAGATGTCAGACAAGCATGATTATGTTGGTAACTTTAAACCTACCAAAGCTAAGAAAGAAAGTATTGCAAAAACTTTAGCAGTTTATTCAGCTTTTACAGAAGGACTACAGTTGTTTAGTAGCTTTGCAATCTTATTAAACTTTCCAAGGTTCGGTAAGATGAAAGGTATGGGTCAGATAGTTACCTATTCTATACGTGATGAGTCTATGCACGTTGAAGCAATGACAAAGTTATTCAGAGAGTTTATAAAAGAGAACATAGAAATATGGACAGATGATTTCAAGAAAGAACTATATGAGATATGTAGACATATGGTAGAGCTTGAAGATAAGTTTTTAGATTTAGTTTTTGATATGGGAGATATTCAAGGACTAACTAAAAAAGATATGTATGCTTACAATAGATACATAGCTGATAGAAGGTTACTTCAACTTGGTCTTAAGACTAACTATGACCAAAGAGAAAATCCTCTTGGTTGGATTGATGAAGTTACCGGAGTAGAACACCAGAACTTTTTTGAAGGTAGGGCTACTACCTACATGAAGGCAGGGCTAAGAGGTAGACAGGACAATATTAAATTTACAAATTTAGAGGAGTCCCATGATTAATAAACAAGAAGCTAACCTAGTTAGTTTCAAGATTGTCTTAACAAGAGATAATAAAATAATGACAGAGTTTAGTATGTTACCAGAGGATATGGTTGATGAAGTATTTCCTCCTGATGATAGACCTCTTATGAGAACTATTATTAGAAACGGTAAAGCTAAATTAGAAAACTTACACGATTACTTTCAAAGAGAACTTAATGCTCTTGAATAGTGTAAATAATTATCTCATCTTTTTTACCCTTTACTTTTATAGGGTCTAAATAACGAGTGGGTATATCAGAGTTCATAGCTGTGGTATACCCTATTACAATATCTTCTCCAACTTCTTTAGTAGAACTCTCTAGTCTTGCAGCTAGATTGACAGCATCACCTATTGCAGAATAATCAAACCGTGTTTCACTTCCCATATTCCCTACTACTGCTTCTCCTGTATTTATACCTATTCCTATTTCGATTCCTAATTGTGCTTCTTCCATATCTCGGTGTATCTGTAATGCTGCTTGGATGGCTTTGGTCTCGTGTTCAGGAACATCTATTGGTGCATTAAATATAGCCATCATTGCATCACCAATATATTTATCTACCATACCGTCATACTTTTTAACCGCATCAGCTTGTATCGTTAATGCTTTATTCATAATCTCTGTAACTTGTTCAGGTTCTAATCGTTCTGACAAACTTGTAAAGCCACGAACATCTGTAAATAAAAACGTACAACGTCTTCGTTCTCCGCCTAACTTCAGAAGCTCTGGATTATCTTGTAATTGTTTTACTTGTCTTGGGTCAAGGTAATGTTCAAATTGTTTCTTGATTTGTTGTCTAAGTTTGTATTGAGTTCTAAAGTTTAAATAAAATTGTAACGTAGCAATAAGTGTCATACTTATTAAAGTCCAAGTCACATCTATGAGTATGTTACTTTGTATGACACTATATCCAAAGTACCCTGTTCCTGCCATCAAAGAACCAACTGATACAATACCCCATGTGATACCTAATCGTGCTATTAGAAGAGCTGTGAGGAAGCCACAGACTAATAATAATAATAGTTCTACTACTAACCTATAATCAGGTATGTAAGGTGTGTCCATCAACATACTTTCTGATAGAGCTGCTTGTATTTTATGTGGTTCTAATAATCCAACTGGTGTTGCAACTTGTGGTGATATTCCTTTAGCTGTGAATCCTACAAATACAAAAGTAGATTCAACCTTGTCAAGCTCTTGTAAAGTTATCTGTGGTGTATCTACCCAACTAATCCATTTACGACCAAGACTATCTGTAGAAACGGGTGGAATACCTCTTACTCTAACCTGTTCTATTCCATTCAGATTTGTTACAATCTGATAAGTACGACCACCTCCTAGTATTTTTAAAACTTCCGTTCCAAAAGAAGCAACCCACCCATTATCTGTTTGTTGTAGTAAAGGTATACGCCTTACTAAATTATCTACATCTACTGGTGCAGAGATAGCACCTTGACTAGCTGACTGTTTTAAAACATCTATGTTCTCTAAAAATCCTTGAGCTTTTGGTAAGGATACTATTGGTCCTTTGATAACTGTACCGTGTGTAGCAGGATAACTATTATTGTTTACTTCTGGCATAGCGATAACACTTGCAGAACTTTGTAAGGCTTTAGCAAACTCATCATCTCCACCCATTCTATCTTTGTGTGGAAATAACATAACCCAACCTACGCCATACGCACCTGCATTTATTATATCGTTGTGAATCTTTGCTAAGTTTTGACGAGGTAAAGGATATCCTCCCATATCGTCTAGGTCTTGTTCAGTAATGTTAAGGATTGTAAAGTGTCCGGTAGCATTTTGTTGAGGTACAAGAGCATCAAAGGTTTTGAGTCTTAGTACTTCTAGTGGGACACTATTAAATAGTAATGGTAGTGTTAGTAAAGCTAATAGTAAGGATGACCACTTCATTTCATAATCTCATAATTGTTTATGACTACAAGTGTTAAAGTTATATTTATACCTGTCATGTATTTTTTACTAGAATTTTTAGAAATAAATCCAGCCACTATTGCTTTATGTAATAATAGCTCCTCTAGTTTTGGTTTCTTAGGAAGTAAAAAATTTTTTTCATATACGTCAGGTTTTTTTGTTCCTTCTATAGTTGTATAAACATCTAAAGCATTTAGAGTCCAAAAGAGTATTATTTGATTTTTTGTTGGAGGCTCGTTGTAATCTCCTACATTAAAAAGAAATTCTTTTTTAGGTGGGATATATGCAGGAGGTTGTTCAGGTATTGTTAAGTCTAGCTCAGATTTTAAATTTAATGATAGTAAAAGTAAAAACAAATATTTCATACTAATTATCCTGTGTAATTTTTATAGTAGAGTCTCCTCCACCATTAACTATTATCTGTGTACTTTTACCGTTTTGAATTAAGATAACAGTATAAGCATTCTGTTTGTCTAAGTCTAAACGTATCGTATCTTCTAAAGTTTTATAAAACGTAATAATATTATCAGTTATAAAAGTATTAATCTGTGTCTCAGAATCATATCCAACTTTTGTTCCTTTTAAATCTATATCAGTTTTTAAAAGTGTTTCAGTCTGGTCTAACTCATTTACATCTTCTATGATATCTAACAAGTCTTCAAGAAAGTTTACATCAAGGTAATTGATATCTAGTTCTGTAAACTCTAGCTCATCTTCTGCAAGATAATCTACTTCTAAATCATCAAACTCAAGGAAATCAACATCAAGAATGCTAGTGCTACTCCCTCCATCTTCTCCTTGTTCATTCTCTTGTACTTCCTTCGGTGCATTTACTATTAACATGTTATCAATTAACTCAAGAGTCAAGTCAAGGATAACGGGTTTGGTTGGTTCAGTCTCGTACATTGAAACTGTTGTAGCTTGGTAAGGCTTGTTAAGTGTTACCTGCCCCATAGCTGTTGCGACAACTATCTCTCCACTTGGAAGACCATCATCGTCTGGTAATAATATAACTAAACTTCTACCTAATTCATCTACAGTAACTGTAAAATCTGTACCACGAATACCTATCGTAGCACTAGGAGTTTGTATTAGTATATTTTCTTTATCTATTGTAGCTAATTTACCAGTGATAAATCTTGCAGTACCACTGGCAAACTGAAGTGCCATCTTAGATTTAGATGGGTCGGGGTCGTATATAAACTCATCTATTATTAATTCAGAATGTTCAGTAAGTCTAACTTGACTGTCATCTAAAAAAGTAATGCCCAGCCTTCCGTTAGAAGTTTGGACATTATCGTAACTTTCTATGTTAAAATCTAATGCAGCTTGAAAAGTGTCATCCCTGACTACTCTACCAGCTCCATTAAGTTCTGTTATGTTTCCAATATTAGCAGCTTGTGCTTGTACCTTGGTCGTTTTGAATGACACAAACAGTACCATTATTACCATTAGATAAAATTTTAAGCCAGTCATTGTCTTGTGTACTCAGTTGTTGAATGTTAAAAGTTCTGTTATCACCTGTTTGGTCAAGATAAAAATATCCACCTGCATATCCTGAACCTGTAAAGTTTACAGTGTTATCATCTCCATCTACATCAACATAGTTAGTAGCACCATCATAGTTTATATCAAAATCAAATGTGTTACTATCACCATTGACAATCCAATCTAAATCTAATGTTGCAGCCAATGCAGTTGTACCATGGTCTAAAGTAAATGTATTAGAACCCCCAGTAACATCAACATTATAATTAGAGTTATCAATACCAAAAGTATTTGTTGGGTCTCCTTGTATAGTAAATGTATTACTATCACCATCAAACTCAAAAAATCCTGTTATAGAATCACCATAAATATCTCCTAAAAATTTATTAGTATTTCCTATTTGATTTATATCTAAAGTTAAATTAAGACCATCTAAATCTAATGCATTCATGCTTCCTGCAGCAGACTGTAATCCACCTATGATATTGCCTGAACCTAACTGCTCTAAATCTATATTAGCTGTAGCACCTGATTGGTCAACATATATTTCGTTATCAGCCCCGTATAGTAGCGATGCACTCGTCATCACAACTAGGCTCATCAATTTTAATGTTTTCATATTCCCAATAGCCTCTCTCTATTCCTGTATATATTATATTTAATACTCCAGTCTCTATTGCTTTTTGTAAAGCTATAGAAACACTTTCGTTCTCAGCAACTCCTCCTTCTATTTCTACCAGTTCAGTACCGGCTTCTATAAAACGAAACACATCCTGAGAAACACTTGTAGATATAATGCTTTTAGAAACTAAAGTTTCCATCAACACTTCTCCAGTTGATACAGAAACTAATCGCAATGATATAGTAACTGTATCTTCTCTATACTGTTTACTATTACCTATACCTAGATATCTAGCACCAGCACCTCCAGATTTGAGGTTAGCCTCATAACTAACAACTCCTCCCTGAACCAATAACCCTGCAAATAGCAAAGGTTTCATTTTGTTATCTTCTTTAAATTCTTTACGAGTACTTCTAATTAACTGTCTTTCTTTTGTTAGGTCATCTAAACCTACACGTTCTACTACTCTAAAAAATTCACCACCTGCTGCATGTTTAAAAGCTCTAATTAAAAATGCTTCAGGAGCTTGTGTAATAGCTGTACTAAACAAAGCAAACGAACTATTACTTCTACGTTGACCTGTTAAGTCTCTAAAGCTATTAGGGTATATAGCTATAGTTGGTCTTGCTTTTGCACTTGGTAAGTTTTTTAATTCTTCTGATTGTAAGTCTAATGTTGAACTAGCTTTAATATCTTGTGTTAATACTAAATCTTGATTCTTATTTAATACTGCACAACTAGAAATAAAAATCACCAACAGGCAAAGATATAGTCGTTGTATTACCATCACTGTCCGTTATATTTAAAGTTATTATTCCATCGACAACACTATATTCTATTCTGTTGCCCTCTAATTCTAGTACACCACTATCACTTGGAGTTTCACCAAATAAATTTTCTACTAACTGTCTAGATAATTGTGCATATATTCTAGACTCTAAATTTCTTATAAATCTTGCAAGTGTTGTATTCTCTTTATCTCTTTCTATCTGGTCTTGAAGTGCTTTAATCTCTGCCTTCAATGCTTCTTTACGATTAAACTCTTGGTTTTGTATTGTCAAATAATGTGATGATGCACCAATACCACTAAAGCTAGGACTCTTAAATTTAAATACTATCTCATCTGCAATACTTCCAACAGACCAGAATATTATTAACATAGACCAAAAGAACATACAAAACTTGCAGTTCCTTGAGGCTTTATCACTTTTAAATGTAGGTACTAATTTCATAATATTTTATCGTTTATCCAAAACATCAACAACATAAATCCAAATACTAATACTTGTACTATAGAAGCAACTGTAATCTGCTTCATAGGATGTACTTTTTCTAAATCATTTAAGTTCATTAATCTTTTCTCTGGTCTTTCTTTCCATCTGCTCTCGCTAATCTATCTACGTCTACTTGTATACCCATAGCTGTTCTTACCATAGAGTCTATACGTATCATATCATTGTCCATTTGTCTTACTCTATCTATTAATGCAACTATCATACCGTGCTGTGTATCTAACTTTTTATGTACATCATTTATTAAAGCATTAAATAATTTATATACCATCCATCCAGCAGCAACTGCAAAAGCTGCAGGAATACCTACAGTTTCTAAGATGGTCATAAAGTCTCTAGAGTCCATTATCTTCCTTTTGCTAAACTACCACCAAAGTACATGCCAATAATAGCTGATACTAAGTTAGTGTCTAATTGTGTAATTACAAGTCCTTGAAAAGTTACCCATTCAAATACTTCTCTACCGGGTTTAAAAAACAAAAAGCCCGGATTCCAATTTGTATAACCTACAGTAACATCTACAGTAGGATAATAAACAGCTACAAGTTTTGGTAAAAGAACAATAGCAAAGACTGATGTTAATGCTATAATTCTTCTAGTCCATGCAAATCCTTTATCTTTTAACCCATGGTCAAGTGATTGCTTCTTAGCTTTCATGTCAAACTCACCACGAGTTATAAGAAGTTTTTGAGCTTCTGCTTTAGCCTTACGACTTTCAGACCAAATACTCATCACTCCACCAAGCACTGTAGATGCTAACATTGTTACTATTTCAAATGGAAATCCCATATTAATTTAAAATTATTATTGTTTTTGTTCTTGTTGTCGAAGAAGTTCATCTCTTTGTTTTATAAGTGTCTCTCTATATTCTGCTAACTCTTCACTGCTCATGTTTTTTATCTTATTTTGAAATTTTTCTTTTTCTCTTTTAGCGATAACTTCATCAATATAAACATGTTCTTCTTCTTCTGTTAATCCTAGACTTAACATTCCTCTATGCATATATTCATGTGGCTCTGTTATTTCTTTCATAGAATCATCTTTAGTAGAAGATAATAACAACTCATCAGTTCCCGACATATATCCCCCACGTATAGCAGGAGAACCTTTACCAAACTGACCTAAATTATTTTTTAATGTATATTTATCATAAAAAATAGCACTTATCGGGTCAATAGCTCTATAAATTTTTGGTCTTGTTCCATACTTATTTATACCTTCTCTACCTTTAATTTCATAAGGGTCTCCAGTTACCACACGAGGGTCGTATTCTGGGTCTCCACCATGAAATCCTCTACCTTGAGGGTCATTACGTAAAGCTCTTTCACTCATTTTTTCAGCAGTTATTTCACGATTAAAACTATCTGATTCTTCTTTTGGTAAATATACTTTACCTTTTACTTTTGAAAATGTTTCAAGTATTTTATTAACATTAGTAGGTAAATAACGAAAATCTTTTTCAGAAACAGAATTAAATTGTTTATTAAATGTATCAACTTCTTTATTTAATTTATCAGCTCTAACAATTCTATCTTCTAAATTTTTTAAATGAGCTTCTGGATTTTCTTCACGATTACCATAAGTTCCGGGTTTTAACCATTTATTATTTATAGCTTCTGTAACTTCTTTGATATTTCCTTTTTTAAAAACTTCTCTTAAATCATCTAAATTTTTTCCACCTATTTGCTCTCTCATTTTACTTTTAGGATTTAATATTGTATCTAAAAAATAATCTATGTTAGCTTCATTAGAATCTTTTAAATTATTGTCTTTTAAAAATTGCTGATAACCTTCTTTATGTAATTTTGTTGTAAGTTGAAATAATCCTTTACCTAATTTACTATTACCAACCTCCTGTTGTTTGTAACTAAAAGTTCCTTTATATTCATTTCTACCTGATTGTTCATTAAAAACTTTTATACCTGTTTCTTTATCTATGTTAGCCATTATCCCAACAATAGCCTCATGTCTTAATCCTTTTTCTTTTAAATAAAAATAAACATTTATTTTATTTGTTTGTGATTTAGGCATACCACCTTCAGCTAAACCTAACCTAGCCATTTGTTCAGAATAAGGACTACCTGTAAAAGGGTCAACTCTATCTGCTGGATTTTCTTTAGTGTATGGTACGTCATCCTTACCTTCTACTAAACCGCCTGTTGAATATAAAGGTATGTAAACTTCTTCTTCTTCTTCTTTAGTTTTTGTTTTTCTAGTTAAACCTGCAGCTTTATCAGCTTCTCTAGCAGCAGATTTTATTTCTTTATAAGCTTCAGGATTTGTACTTCTTAACAAAGCTATTCCCGGAACTTCATCAACTGCAAAAGTTAATGGACCTGTCCAGTCATCAAATATTCTTAATATGTCATCAACTGCAGGACCTGTAAATCTTTGAGTAACAGACCTTATAAAGTTATCATATTCTAAACCTTTTTGAGTTCTATATAATTGTTCAGTTGGTCCTAATAAACCTGTTCTAACTGCAGCATCTAAAACTTCATCTCCTATATCTTTTTCGCCACTTTCAAGGTCTTCTAAATTTTGACCTTTACTTCTAAGAGTATTACCAAACATAGCTATAGCTGTCATAGCAGTAACACCTGATAAAACTTGAGGAGTTCCTACAAACTCTTTACCTCTAACATCTTTAGCTACTTCTCTAGCTGCATTTTTTAATACAGTATTACTAAAAGCAGTAGGAAATCCCATTAAACCAAAAGCCCATCTTGTACTAGGCATTGAATGCCATAAAGGTTTCTGGTTAGCTGCAGCAGTAGGATTCATAATAACTTCATCTACATATCTTGCAGCACTAGGTAAAAAGTTTTCATCATAAAACTTACCAGAAGCTTTGCCTCCAGACTGAACCCATCTTTTACCTGCTGTTACATCTACACCTAATTCTTTTAATTCGTTAGTAAGTCTTATCTTTCTTTTTGCAGAAATACTTTTATTCGTAGCAAGTTCATGTAAGTTTTCATACATCTTAGCTTTACCAACATTAAAACTTGTAAGCTGTACAAATCTTGTCCAGTCATGTAGAAAATTTATTTTAAAGAATTTATTTTGTGCTTGAGTTGCACGTCTTCCAAAACCTTGACCATACATAGCAAGAGACCTGTCTTCTCCAGCTCTATTCATAGCTATGTTAAATCTGTTTAAC